ATATGACCGGTTCTGTAAGGTCGTGGATCCATTATATAACTCTCCGGGCGGCCAATGGCACCCAGAAGGAACATATGGAGATTGCAGAACTTGTTCGTTGTATTTTTACTTGTCAGTTCCCTGCAGTGTCTGAAGCACTTGGTTGGACTCGTGAAAGTTGCTCTGAGTGTTCTGATGCACCTTCTATTACCATTGAATAAATATCCTTACATACTATGGAGGTGTAACATTGGCAACATACCCAGTTTATAATAAAGTTACTGGTGAACAAAAAGAAGTCTCTATGAGTGTTCACGATTGGAATCAATGGAAACAAGACAATCCCGATTGGGACAGAGATTGGTCAGACCCATCAACCTGTCCCAACTCTGGTGAAGTTGGTGAAATTTATGATAGACTTAAAAAGTCTCACCCAGGTTGGAATGATGTATTAACTAAAGCTTCAAAGGCACCAGGTTCAAAAGTAAAACCAATTTAATTCTATATGGCAAGAAAAAGAAGAGTAGAAGATCAACCAATTGGTGTTGGAATGACTGCCAAGCAAATGAAACGCAAGAAACCAATTGGTCTTGACTTAATGAGAGACATTGAACCTCTCACAGATAATCAGAGACTTCTATATGAAGCATATGAAAAGGGACAAAATCTTGTTGCTTATGGATGTGCGGGAACAGGTAAAACATTTATTACCTTGTACAATGCCCTTCAAGATGTACTAGATGAGAGAAGTCCTTACGAAAAAATTTATATCGTAAGATCTCTTGTTGCTACTCGTGAGATTGGTTTCCTACCTGGAGACCACGAAGATAAGTCATCACTTTATCAAATTCCTTATAAGAATATGGTGAAGTATATGTTCCAAATGCCAGATGATGCATCGTTTGAAATGCTCTATGGAAACCTCAAAACTCAAGGTACGATTAGTTTTTGGAGCACTTCTTTTATTCGCGGAACTACTCTGGACAATGCAATCATTATCGTAGACGAGTTCCAAAACTTGAACTTTCACGAACTTGATAGTATCATTACTCGTGTTGGCGAAAACTCAAGGATTATGTTCTGTGGTGATGCAACTCAATCTGATCTTATCAAAACAAATGAAAAGAATGGAATTGTTGATTTTATGAAAGTTCTTCGTATTATGCCTTCAATTGATACTATTGAATTTGGTGTAGATGATATTGTTCGTTCTGGTCTAGTTAAGGAATATATTCTAGCAAAAATGGAAGTTGGTGTATGACCTTTAATCATTGTAATTTTTTAGGTGACCTTGAACTAGATTGCAAAACAACAGAAAGCATTCGCTTGTACAATCTCCCTGATGGTCAGTGGGTGCCTTCTATTACATCTGTAACTTCTTTCTATAATCGACAGGTCTTTGTTGAATGGAGAAAGAGGGTTGGTGAAGAAAAGGCAAATGCAATCACAAAAAAAGCAACTGCAAGAGGAACTGACTTTCACCAAGTTTGTCAAGACTACTTGGAAAATAAAGAACTTGTTTGGGATGATTATCAACCCATGACAAAGTTTATGTACATTCATGCTAAACCTTATCTTGATAAAATAAATAATATTCATGCCATTGAAAGGACTCTCTATTCTGAATATCTGGGACTTGCTGGACGAGTTGATTGTATCGCAGAATATGAAGGAGAGTTGGCAGTTATTGACTTCAAGACTTCAGAAAAAATCAAACCAGAAAAATGGATTGAGAATTACTTCGTTCAGGAGACATTCTACGCCGCTGCATATTACGAACTTACTGGTCAGGTTGTTAAAAAACTCATTACCCTAATGGTTACTCCTGGTGGGGAAGTGAAAGTATTTGACAAAAGGAACAAAGGGGATTATATTAAACTACTAGTTCGTTATATCAAAGAATTTGTACATCACAATACTAGGTCAGATGGAGAATGAATTAGAGAAAGCATTAGAGAATAAGTTTTTTTGTCCATCACGTTTTGCTCAAGAGATTGAAAATCTTGTTCAGGTAAACGTTGAGATGAATTATATTGATGCGATTATCTATTTCTGTGAACAAAACAACATTGATTTGGAATCAGTTCCAAAACTTATCTCAAAACCTTTGAAAGAAAAGATTAAGTATGAGGCAATGGAACTGAACTTTCTAAAGAAAACTTCCCGTGCTAAATTAATTTTTTAATGATGCCGTTCGATGCGTACCGTGAATACCTTGCTCTAAAAAATCATTTTACAAAAGATAGTTACGATTATTTTAAGTATAATAAAAAAGTAAGAGCAACAGTTCAGTCCTTTTATAAACGTAAGGACAGAATGTGGTTTGAAAAAATTTCTAGACAAAAATCAGATAAAGAAGTAATTGATTTTTTCGTTGCTAACTTTGCCTCTTGTCCTGATCCAGAAACACTTTGGATTGGTGAAATGATCAAAGAAGGTGAAGAAAGATATCAGAACTGGCAGAAGAAAATTCAGTCTCTTTCTTATGTCTTTAAAGAAGAAAGTCAATCTTTATTTGATGAAAATAAATTTGAGGATGTCTTTAAGTGTTCAACTGGACATCCTATTTTACTTAAAAAGTTTTTAAGTGGTAAAATATCACTAGAAACAATGGTTCTCTTTGACAAGATTTTTGCATACTCAAATAACTTCGATAAGAAATTACAAGACCCGGTGTGGCAAACCGTCAGTCGTCGAATTAAAAAATATAATCCATTTCTAAATATTGATGTATTCAGTTTTCGTAAAATCTTGAAAAAAATTATTCTGGAGGATCAATGAGTTTCTTCAATTCCGAAGTTGTCCGTGCAGAGATGACTAAAATTGCAGAACTTCAAGAACAAATTTATGGGAACATTTTTAAGTTTTCTACAATGTCCAAACAAGAAAAACTTAATCATGTTAAACTTCTTGAAACTCTTCTAGATAAACAAAAAGTTCTTTATACGAGAATGAGTTTATCTGATGATCCTGAAGCAAAAGAAATGAAAGAACGTATTGTTAGTTCTGCAATTATGATGGGTATGCCCCCTGGTACTGACATGAATATTATTCTTAATAATATGTCACACATGCTTGAGTCCATGAAGCAGCAGATTGACAAAACAAGTTCTGACCTGTAGAATACGAGGGTCCAATGGACTTGGTGGTTTCTTCTAGAAAACCTTATAGACATGGGCTTGACATCCCTTTCTATCCCAAGTAGAATAAAGTTGTCTCAAATGCCAAATCCAATTAACAAAAAGGTAATCTAATGTCATTCGAAAATCTTAAAAAACAATCTACTCTTGGTTCTCTCACTTCCAAACTGGTAAAGGAAGTCGAGAAGATGAGTACAACTTCTGGTGGTGCTGATGAGCGTCTCTGGAAACCTGAAATGGATAAAACTGGTAACGGTTTCGCAGTTATCCGTTTCCTCCCTGCCCCTGATGGTGAAGAACTTCCCTGGGCAAAGATGTATTCCCACGCTTTTCAAGGTCCTGGTGGTTGGTACATTGAAAACTCTTTGACCACTATTGGACAAAAAGATCCTCTTGGTGAACATAATCGCGAATTGTGGAACAGTGGTATTGAATCCAATAAAGAAACTGTTCGTAAGCAAAAGCGTAAACTGTCTTATTATAGTAATATCTACGTTGTAAAAGATCCTGTAAATCCTCAGAACGAAGGTAAAGTCTTTCTCTTCAAGTATGGCAAAAAGATCTTTGATAAGATCATGGAAGCAATGCAACCTGAGTTTGAAGATGAGACTCCCATTAATCCTTTTGACTTCTGGCAAGGTGCTAATTTCAAACTCAAAATCGTAAAGAAAGATGGGTATTGGAACTACGACAAATCTGAATTTGGTTCTGCTGAACCACTATTGGATGATGACGATGCTCTGGAAGCCATCTGGAAGAAAGAGTATTCTCTGACTGCAATCACTGCTCCAGACCAGTTCAAGTCCTATGAAGATCTTGAACGTCGTATGAATATGGTTCTGGGTCTTAAGAATTCTTCTCCTGCTCGTTCTCGTGCAGTGGTTGAACAAGAAGATGACCTCGAAGAGTTTACACAAACTCCCACAGTTCAAGATCGTGTAGTTGAAGAACTGGAACAGTCTTATGCTCGTTCTAAGTCTCCTTCACTTCCTACAATCAGTTCTGTTGATGATGACGAAGATGATGCTCTCTCTTACTTCCAGCGTCTTGCTGAAGATTGATTAAGAGTAGAGTCTAATATTATCTCCTTTCTTCAAGGTGGCGCTCTCATACTGAGCACCACCTTTTTTGTATTTCATCAACTCTTCCATATCATTAAAGACTACATTCAAATATCTTGCCTTAAGAACGAAGATATTCCTTTTATCATCTTCAATCTTTTGTTCATATTGATAGTTTGTGATTGGTACTGTAAAGTTTCTTACAGTAACTTTTCTTTCTAGTCCATCATCATAGTAACTTGTAGAAAAGTTTGAAGGAACTCTTAATCCTGCAGGAATAATGGTAATTCCATTTGAGTTTACAACTGATGTAGTTTCGTAATGATGAACTGCATTTACATTTTGATATGAACCATATTTTTCTAATAAGAAATTGTCAAAACCAGATTGTGGTAATGGCCATTCTGTTTGAATATTTACTATATTGTTAGAGAGCAAAATAACCCAATCTAAGGTTTCGTCATCATAAATCTTATATGCAACATTATCTGGTCTCTCATCACCAATAATTTTATACTTAGTGAAGAAACTTAAGTTGCCAAAAAGATCTTCTCTTAACTTTCCTCTTTTGAAGAGATTCTTGACAGTCTGGTAGTCAGAGATGCTTTGTGAATCTGGAGTTCTATTAACGTATTGAAACTCTGGAACTTGGCGGAAGTAACTTGTCATATTAGTAACCTATAGGGTGTCCATCTTCATAATCAGTATTATAGATTGGAGTAAGTTCACTAAATCTTAGAGATAGTTGATATGATGTCATTGTTTTATTTTCGTCATTAAAAGTCATATAAGTTCCATCTGGAGTATAATCAACATCACAACCAATAAGGGCACATTCTTTTATTTTATTTAATGACTGATGGAGACCAATTCCAGTCAGATAACTGATATTAAAAATACAAGGAGCTTTCAAAAATACTTCTGACTCTGCCTTTCTAACTGCCATTGCGGTTTTAAAAAATTTTATTATTTGCTTTACTATCACTGATTCTGATTCACTTCTTGGAGATAATCTAAAAGTAAAATTAAATGGCCTTAATGTTGGTCCATTGAAAAGAAGTTCTAGATTTGGATTTAAAATTGTACCACTAGTTCTTGATAATAAATTTTGTGCTCCGACTGCCTCTTGTGCAAAATAAAGCGAAATTGCTTTTCCATATCCTGCTTTATCAAGACCTTCTTTAAATGCCACCGCAGATTGCCTTAAAGCTTCTGCCGCAGCACCCGTTATTCCAGAAGGAGCCTCAATCATTGACATTGATTTTGATGCTGCATATGCCTGAATTGGGTTTAATGTAGAACCTCCCCATTCAACTCCATTACTATCTGTAATGGATGGTTGTACTGGAAGAACAACTGTTCCAAGTATATTTGAGTACTTATTTTCTCCTAAAGAAAAATCTGCTCCAGCGGTTAACTCATTTATATCTTTTCTTCCTACTAATTTTTTCACAGCAAAAATTATATTATCTTGAGAATCGTTCATATTCTCCGGATATCTCAAATTTACCTTTAAGTTTGCATCAGACTTCGCTGATGCTTTTTCGGGTATGCTTACTGACAGTGACTGTGGTTCTAAATTTACCTTTTCTTCTTCTCTCTGAGAATCTTGAGATGGGTCTTGTGCTGGAGGAGGAGTTCCTGATGGTGTAGCAGTGTTTGGAAATATTAATTGCCTTGCCTGTTGCTCTGGAACTCCAGATTTTTGTACTGTTTTGATTCCTTGATTTTTAACTGCTTTTTGACCATCGGCACTGGAAAAATATTCAATTTCCTCTGGATTTGTTGTTGTGCTTGGTTGAAAAGTATTATCTAGCGGAATGAATCCAACTGTTCTATCTCCAGATGTTCCAGTAATATTTCCTTGTGCCTGTTTTGTTTTTACTGTTATTCTTCCTTTGTTTACTCCATCAGTGTCAACTAAAAGGTAGTAAGTAGTACCTTGAAGTTTTCCGCCAGGTTTAAATAAGTTTTTATCCCTACTTCCAGCAGTTGCCATCAGGAATCCTCCTCAACTATAGAAGGATTAGTTATCTCAATTTTTTGTAGAGTATGAGACATTTATAGATGTTTTTTATTTATTTAGTTCTGAATTTTGCATATGGAAGAGAACGAAGATAATCAATCTCATTCTTTTTAATCTCTAATAGTTTACTATTAACTTCAAACCAAGTATAATTTCTCACTGTTCCCCAATGAAAATTAAGTCCAGTAAATCCCCATTTTTCTATTGAAAGTGTTGCGATTAATGGAAACTCATCATATCTTAAACCTTTTGTTTTTGCTGAGTATATAAAGGTATAATATTTTCCAACGTCAGGAACAAAGTCTCCTTCACGAAAGACTTCCATGATAGTCATCATAATATCATCTGGTTTTGTATACTTATATTCTTTTAGTTTTAATTTAAGTAAACTTACTCTCTTAGAACTTGATCCAACGTATTGACCGAATCCTTGTGCCATTATTTTATGCCGAGATTGTCTTCTGTTATAATCTTTAATTCAATCATACGATCATCACACCATTCTTTAATAGATCTCCATTTTGATTGATTAACTGCATAAGTATTTACTTCATTAATATAGGTTTTATTTTTCTTTTTTCCTTGAACTGGAGGAACTGTTTGTTTTTTTGGTTTTATTTCTATCACATATTTTTGGGTTTTTCCATTATTTTCAAGAACTTCAATAATAAAATCAGGAAAGTATCTACATACTTTTTGTTTTACTGGATTATAATATGGAATACAAAATTCTTCTGATCCATACTTTAACACATTAGGTGTGCGATCACACCACTGCATAAATTTTAGTTCCCAACTACTTCTATACACTATATTTTCGGAGTTTCCAATATATTTTTCTGGATTTTTTGGATGAAAATATCCCTGATGATACTTAGAGTCACGAGGCATTTTTCCAACCCTTGTGAGATTTTCTTTTTCCAGATAAGACCTGACCTAGATGTGTGGGATTTAAATTCAATTTTTTGCATATGTGGGATATACAATCAAATTCAATTATTTCACCTTCTTTTGAAATTATTTTTCCTCCCTTTTGGAATTGTGGATATTCGCATCCTTTATTAAGTGCTGGTTTTCCTTTTCTTTTTTTAGAAGATGTTTCTATTGCTTTACTCATATCCCTTCCCTTTGCAATTTCACTCATTTTCTTTTTTGTTTCTTCGGAGTGTTTTTGTCCTTTCATTCCTGGAAAATGAACTCTAGTTATTATACATTCATAAGTTTCTGATACAATGGTTGCTCCATCAACATTGAATGTTTCGCACAATTTAGTTGTATCCCAAATATACGAATGTATTTTTATTTTTTTCATATACATAATATATCAATAAGAGTATTTATAGATAGATGGCATCTCCTAGTTCATCTAATAAGTCGCCTAGATTCAATCCAACTTCTGAACTTGTGTCAAAGATAATGCGCCCAGCATTAACTTCTCATTATAATGTTTATTTAAATACTGCCGAACTTTTAAGTGAAAATGAAAAAAGTAAGGAAGGTATAAGAAACTTTTTTGATAGTAGACAAGCAAATATTGAAGAAGAAATTTTGGCTCTTTCTTGTTCTGAAGCGTCTTTACCTGGATCTTCATTGGCTACACATGAAATCAATAATGACTTTA